TAGGTTAGTCTTGCGCCCCTTATTTGGGCCACGCACGCAACGGCCGCTCTCAGCCTGGGGACGCACGCCGCGATTCCAGTAGTCATCATCTACGTTGTGCGGACCCACGTCGCGATCAAGACCAATGACAAACTTACCATTCTTCGGATTGGTCACTTTGATCAGTGGTGGCTTTTTGAACCGGAAAGGTAGAGCGACGTACAGATCGGTGTCGTTAAGTAACTTGTTATCGTAGGCCGACCGCTCGTTGTCCTTCACTCCACCGAACATGGTCGCAACGATGCCGAACTGCTTGGGAATGAGCTTGCTCGGTGACACGGCCGGGATTGGTGCCTCCGCCAGCAGCGCTAGCCAAGTATTGACACCTACCACACCATCAACCGTCAGACCTCGGGCCTTCTGGAATGCCCGCACCGCACGGTCGGTCGCCTTGCCAAAGTCACCGTCGACTTCTAGACGTAGCCTACGCTGTAGGTCACGCACAGCCTCGCCTTTAGACGTGAGCCACAGTGTTGGTGGCGTCGCAGCGGTGGGCGCGACAATAATTGGACCACCACCCAGCTGCCACATGTGAGCATCGTCATATAGAGACTCAATATCCAGAACCCCAACGTGTACGTGTTGCCTGTGGGCGTTCTTCCCATTGTACGGACGCCACTGGTAGTAGGGCTTGGTCTCTGAGGAGAAAATCTTTCCGGCGCTTATCACGTTGATGATTCTCGGATCGCGGCTTTGACGCAGCGTCTCGGCGAGCTTGTAGCTGTCCATTCCGCCAGCAGGATCGTGTGTAATATCGAACGCGCGAACAACGCCTTTGCGATTTGGATTATGGTCGCTTTTGCGGCTGGCGTGAGCCTTATCGCCGATCGTTCCGTCGTCCCGAATGCTTCGCCCCGGCGCAAGTGCGTTGACCTGCTCGCGCAGTTTGATTAATGATTTTGCTAGACGCCAACTCATTTTACGATTCCCTTAGACTGTTACCATTAACAAGAGGAGGAAAGCCCAAGCCAGCCCTAGACCGAGACAGGCAATCCCAGCGAGACCTATGGATAGCGGCATTATCACCCTTAGCAAATTGCTGTCCCCAGATTGTCTCTCACCCCATAGGCACGCGGCGTAAACCGTCAGGACACCGATGCCTATAAAGCCGACTGCTACGGTCCACGACATGAGGAACACCGTTGGGTTAGCTACCGTGGGCGGGGCCAATTAGACAACGGGTGTCGTTGACCTTGCGATACACCTCCGGATCGGCTGGGTTCTTGCCCGGGTGACTGTGCCCGTGCGTGAACCTACACCTCCACCAGTACCCATCCGGGGTGGCCATGCGGATAACACGGCTTTGTGGGATAACCTCCCCAGTCTCGTGTAGAAACACGCCCTGGATGCGATCCACCACTGACCCCTCTGGTAGGGAGGCACAGTCGTTGTTACCGCAGCAACTATATTTCCAGATCGGGTCCTTGAGTGCAAGCTTACCGATCCACTCACCGGACATGCCAGCGTGCTGCTCGTCATGCGCAAAAGCCAGCGCTGACAGCAGCGTCAGCATGCTGCTTAGGGTAAGAGTTTTCATCTACAGCCTTTCCCTTATTTGAAAGCTCTTCTGAAATCTGGCGGGGTTGGATACAAAGCTTTGCGTAACACTGGAAACTTCTTCCACCAACCCCCAAATACTGTCACGCCCCAAAGTCGCACTAGCCGGATTGGTAAGCACCAGAATGTCGGTAGACGCCCCATTGAGCAGATCGATCTGCTCGATAAAGCCGTAGCGTTGGTCCGCCGTAACATGCTCAAATGTCAGGTTTAGTATGCGGTAGGTTACATCATGGTCTATATAAATCTGGCCACCACGGCTTTCGGTCTTGCGGGCACGGTCCACGAAGCGCCTAGACCAGCCGGACGCAAAGTTGATATCGAGGACATTTTGTAGTCCCACCACCAGCCGTCCCGCCTCAATGTAAGCCAAGCCGGTATTAGCAAGGTCAATACGTACATAACGCCCGGTGACCGGCGCAGGCAAAACATCAATTAGGCAGTCGTAGTCGTCCTCCACCTGGCCCGCCAGCGTAGTGCTGTCGTAGGCATCGCCAGCCACCCCGGTAGCGTCAACGGTGGATATACGCACGCGCGAGAGGCCCAATACATCCATGTTCAAGCCGAATAGAGCTATCACGTCAATGGACTGTGAGGAACCCAGGTCACAGAGCAGGAACTCGCTCGATGCTCCAAGGCTGCGCCAGCGCCGCGCCACGTGCGGGTCCTGCACAGTGGACGGAGGAGCCTGTACGATAGACGAGGAGGCGGTGATAACCCCGTCGTCCGCTAGGTTCAGGTAGACGATTGCGGCGTTGCTCATAACCTCTCCATCACCCGAAGCCTATCAACTCGGTGGTGTTGTCGTCGGTGTTCTCAGAGACCGATACCAACCGTAGGTTCCGCCCCGCGTCCAGTCCCCACCGTGGATAGGCCAGGTTGATGACCTCCCCGATGTCGTGGACGAACGGGTGGCTCTTAATCGTGAAGCGGTAGAGCGCCCGGGGGGCTAGCGAGTATAGCTCCAGCAACCGCTCAGCCTCCACCTGCGCGTCAAACTCGTCGGTAAAGAACGACTCCACTGGTGGAGGGTCCTGCGCTAGCGGATGGTCGCCACGTATAGCCGTCTCGAAGTTGGGCTCGGAGATGGCTAGGTGCATGGCCTGCTTGAGGTGGGCCACGCGGGAGGCGTCCACCGAGCCGAAGAGGTCGTCTTGCACGGTCCAGTTGCGCCCCCACGCCACCCGGAACCGATAGGGTGGTGGCGAATAATCGGGGGGCAGCTTTTCGCGCGTGAGCGAATCACCCATTATGTCAGTTCTATTATATCGTGCGACTGGAATATTAACGTCTGGATCGCGGAATATTCCCACCTCGAAAAGTCCAGAGCGGCCTCGGAAGCCTGCCCATCCGCCCATGCTAGCAGCGATGTCAGCAATCACGTCCGCGACCGAAGCCTCGCTCTGCTCGTTGAGGAAATAGCCGATAGGCGCAGATTGGAGAGAGTTAACCAGCGCAAAGCTATTATCGTCAACAGTGACCGGCACCGTACCCGGGTCGCCACTGCTAGCTGGGGCCACCAGGCTAAAGATCAAGTCCGCGTGCGTGGACACCCAGACGTTACGGAACAGCTGACCGCGAATATCACAGGTCACCTGGGCTTGTGGAGTGCCCCCCAACCGAAACAGACCTTCCGCTAGGCAAGTAGCGTACTCTCCGGCCTCGATATCCGCACCACTGCCGAACAAACCTGTCGTGGCCGCGCGTAACAGGGTGCTGTTAGCGTAGTCTGCCGGGACCGCTGCGGTTAGCTCCACTCCACCATCGTAGATAATGTCTATTCCAACAACCTCACCGTCGTTGACCTGGTAGACGAGCTCCGATGGAATCAAGCTGGTTGGGGTTATATTAGTTAGCGTTCCCCACGCACGAGGCTTGCGCTTGCCAGCGAGGTCGTCGGGACCATCCACACCGCCCGTACCAGTGTAGAGATTTGGCTGGGCGGGCACCTCTAATTTGAAGGTGTTGTCACGCACCTCCACCCGCATTACGTTTTCGTCAATATGCCAATCCAGCGCACTTCCATCAAAGACAGTTATAAAATCATCGTACACAAATGGTGGTCCAGCAACACCAACCCGCACCACGACCCGCCGACCGTCCACAGCGTATTGCTCAATCAGGTCGTCGTAGTCACCCTCTGCGTTGATGAGCTCTAGCTCACCCCACCCGATGGTGACCTGACCTATGCCCCCACCGTTGAGGATCGTACGATCGAACCGCAGCGCCTTCTGTAGCGTACCCTTGAAGGGCTGGTCCGGCAGATCGTCGGTTGGCTCGGTAATAAACTCACGAGTAGCCGCAAACAGAATGAACGGCGGTATCAACTCGAACGTGGCGGTGCCTGTCCAGGACACGCTGTTGGACGGGTACCGGATAGCGAGACTTGGCATCGTGGAGGAAATTACAAGCTGGGCACTTCCTACCGTGATAATCGTGTGTATGTTAATATGAACAAGTGGCACAAACGTCGAGAGTGCTAGCGACCCCGGTGCAGGTATAAACGTACCGGGTGGTATTATTGTAACAGTGGGCGCTTGACCCGCTAGCGTTAGATTTGCCGCCGCAGGCTGCGGGGCGGGTGAGATCTGTATTGTCGGTGCTGCCGAGGATAGGGCTAGATTCCCCTGCGCAGGCACGGCAAAGCGATTGTCGGACAGCGTAGCGGTTGGCGCTACTGTAGAAAGAGTAAGGTTACCGCCCGCTGGAAAGATATTGATATTCGGAATCGGAATGATTGCTAGAGAGCCGACCCGCCCCGCGCTTGGATTAGAGCCGGCAGTAAAGCCAATCAGACCGGTGTCAGCTTCGTCCGTCTGAACGCGATACGTCATCGCGACCTTGACGGTCGAGCCGCTGTTGACGTTACCGATCAGCGTCGAGGCTATTGGGTTAGGCGAACCAACCGTCGCCGCCGCCCAGGTAGTGCTGTGATTGGCGGTGCCCCATCCGACCAGCAAATCGCCCAGCGAATTAGTTGCTGACTGCGCATCGAACGGTGAGCTTATGTCCTGCTCGATATCGTTGTCGCGCAGCCAGCCGGTCGTTACGCCACCGCTTTGTGTATTTAGCTCTCCTTCGAATACCGCGATGAAGAAGACCGTATCGTCAGTTGTTGATCCGTTGGTATCAAGCGTTATGGTAGTAAGATTTCCGGCAAAGCCGCTGCGGCAGGCAAAGACCTGAACGAATCGCGCGCTACTGTTCCACGATTGGGCTTGAAGTTCGAAATAACCTCCAGTCGGTTGCGACGTTGGGTTTGTATTGCCGAGATTGTCGCTGTGGCCGGTGCTGTTGAAATTTGCCGTGCCGCCAGATTGACCGGACGCGACGACAACGATCAGATCGCCTACTGCGACGTTGTTGACCGTCCCGCCTGTTACCGCGCTTCCGCTGGACAGCGTTTGCGAGGAACTGCCTACGCTAGTGGCGGTGTTAGTCCAGAAACCTCTCAGCGCGCCGAATGCCATGGTCGCTCCCCGTCAGCTTGAGAAGCCCCATTTGCTTTTCAGGTAATTCTCGATGTCTGGTTGCTCGTTGACCTGCAGCTGGTCAGAGCAAACTATGATCTCACAAATTAATCCACCCCAGCCACCCAGATCAGTGCTCTCGCCAGTGATGGGGTTCCCGCCGACACCGATGCGGCCGCTCGGCCCGACAATGTCTAGAAAAACTATGCTCTGCACTTCGTTCACACCGTTTAGCCAAGCATTCCATACGTTCAAGTCACTGGCCATTGAGACGCCGAACCGATAGAGTTGGTTGCTGTTGATAGGCTTGTTGGCGAAGTGACCGCTGTCGGGGTCAGCATCGTTGCGCTGGTATGCGCCAATCGTGTCAAGACCGCCCTCGCCGGATGCGTAGGCGTTACGAAGCATGATCATGCCTCGTGGGCTGTCGTAATCGTTGTTGAAGCCAGCGGCAGCGTAGGAAAAGATGCGGTTATCAGCGATGAGGCCGGTCGGCGCGGCCGAGAACACCGCATATATTGTCCATCTTGATGTGGGTGTGGGAAATGTCACCGCATCATTGCGCAGGTAATGAGTGAACATGGTGAAATCCACAGCGGGGCGATTGTTCGCAATGCTGGAGGACGCCCGGAAAGTTGGTCGTTGCGCGGAATTGGTTTGGTTGACGTGAAAGCCGTTGCCGCTCTTGTCTTTCCACTGGCGCACAGTCTGGCCATCGGTGGCGAGCGTAGTACCGGCA